TTAGTGTGGAATGGAATGATGATTATACTAGTTTATCAGGCGAGGATATATATTTTTGTAATAAAGCTAATGAAGCAGGATATAAAATATATATAGAGAATGATTTAAGTAATTTTATAGCCCATATAGGAACAAGGGCATATACAATAAAGGGTGATTGCACAAATGATTAATTTAAAAGATTCACAAATATTAGATTTTACAGGACAAACTATAATTAGTCCTATAGATCGACTAAAGAAATTTATTTTTTCGAGTTATCCGGTTATTAAGGTAGAACGAATGCTTGCTTCAGAAGACTTAGAAAAATTAGCAGTTGTGTATGCTAGTGAGTCTGATATGATTTGGGTTGTAAAGGAGACAGCAAATATACGTCAAGATTTTCCTTGGCATTATCGACCAAGTGATAATGGCCGTAACTTCATACACGCCTTTGCTAAGGCAGTTAAACGAACAGGACGGCCAGTAGCATGGAATGATATTAAGCTTGTTCCCACGAGTGGAATTGTACATGGCGAAGTGCAAAATAAGATTATTTCTAGTTACCATGAAGCAGACTTTGATATATTTATGATATCATTCCATGAGGCAGAAGCAGACTCTAACTTTAATAAATTGATGCAAAAATTTCCAGATGCGAAACATATTAAGAATGTAGAAGGTATAGCAAACGCTCATAAGGAAATTGGAATGCAATCAACTACTGAGATGGTTTATGTAGTTGATGCCGATGCTGATGTAATGGATGATTTCAAGTTTGATTATATTCCTCCGATGAGTAAACGTGGCAATACTACATATTGTTGGCGAGCAAGAAATCCAATTAATGATTTGGAATATGGATATGGCGCTATTAAGTTATTTCCTAGACAACAGTTATTGGAAATGGGGCATGAATTACCAGACTTTAGTACAGGAGCCGCATTTTTCCAACCAGTAACACAGGTATCAAACATTACTAGATTCAATAAGGATCCGTTCCGTACATGGCGTAGTGCTTTCCGTGAGACTGTAAAACTAGCTAGTAACGTAAACCCAAATTCTCCAATAGATGAAACTAAAGAAAGACTTGACGCGTGGTGTTCTGTAGATAACGGTGAAAGATTTGGACGCTACTGTATAAAAGGCGCAGTAGAAGGCCGTACATATGGAGAACATAATAAAGATGATATTGAAGCCTTAAACAAAATAAATGATTTTGAATGGTTAAGAGAACAGTTTGTTTTAAGTATGAAGAAAAAGATTAGACTTTAGATAGTATCTAACCAATTAGGGCCGTCTATTGACATCGTGTCGTAGACGGTCTTTATTTTCTGAGTAAGATCTGGATTATTGAGTTGAGATTTAACTCCTGGATGCAATGGCTTAGGCCATTTGTTGAATGATACCCAACAATAACCACTACTCTCTTTGTTTAATTTTGGAATAAATTCTGAATACACAGTTACTAAAAAGCTTTGATACTCAAAGTTTTGATCTTTACTTATATATCGACTAAGTGGATATACTTTATTCATGTTCGGTATATACCCAATTTCTTCTTCAATTTCTCTTAAAAGTGTTTGAAATGGACGTTCATCACCATTTGATTTACCACCAAAGAAACCCCAGGTGTTAGAGTAACTGCCATTGTTGCTTCTTAATTGTAGGATTATTCTTCCAGTATCGACCGCAAGAAAAATACAACCACTAGCACGCGTCATATAATATTATAGATATAAACGCCAATATCCAGCGTTATATATACCTTCGTAACTGTTAAACCACGTATCACCATCCCATTCTAATTGGTCCATAGTAGTATTATTAGATACATATTGTGTATCTGTTATATTTGTTGAGTTAAACGAAACAATCCACGTAGTGCCATTATATTCTAATATATCGTGTTTTTCAGCAGTAATATTAGCCCAATTAGGAGATAACGGCAAATCAGCAGTCAATAAATATCTCTGGCCCAGTGCGGCGGCGGGAACCGAACCATCGCCAGGATAATTGACTGATGGGTTAATTACAGCAGATATGGCTGTTAATGTATTTGTTGGTAATGTATCTGTATCAACATCGACAAATAACGCATTTTGATTATCTGGATCAAACCTAAGTCTACCAACAATATCATCATTGCTGTTTTCTATATTATCACCCTTGCGTAGTCTTAATTGACTAATGCCTTCTCTAAGTTCACCAAACGGTAGTAATTCGGTACTCCATTCTAAAATGTTACCGGCACTGTCATGCGTGCCGTTATTCTTGTTTAACAAATATATTTTGTTATTTTCGAACTTTAGTTTCCTATCCTCATACGTAGTTACGGTGTATTGACGATTGCTAATATCGAAATCTTTAGATTCTTTGAAAGCATCCAAATCGTCATTATCCAATGTATTGAGGCGAGTTATGATTGTATGAATAAGTTTTTGATGTTTTAATTTTGCTGGTGGATTTATTAATATAGGCATACTATATGTTAATGTCATCACATCTATCATATCATCTATATTACTACCAACAGATCTACTGCTCCATATTATATTGGTATTCTCTACATATGATAGGCTACTCCAATCTAAAACATTATTGTTAGTGTGAATATTTAAGCTTGGGTTGAATAACACTCCTAATTGCTCAAATAGTTGAAGCTTTTGGTCTGTATTACTAGTCCATATATCAACATTCATTGTCATGTTATAAGGTACCGGCATATGTCTTTCAACTGTATATCTATCGCCTTCGCGGTTTACATATTTACCAGTAGCACTGTCCAGTTCTTTCTCTACTACTTGAACTTTCTCAACATGTTGCATGTCTAATCGACGTTCAGGAGCCATAGTAAGTTCAGTTACATAGCAACTAATAAATGGAACTGTCGCAGTCATATTTTCAGAGTTTTCACGTATAATATGAGCGGCCATTCGACTGCTATCGCCATATCTAACTGGAACCTCTTGGTATAGCGGCATTTTTGTAGTAGGGTGAGTCCCCATCTCTACACTAAATCCGCCAAATAGTCGAATTACTTGTTGTATATATTTTCTTATTTGGTTGTCGTAAAAGTATGGAACTGCCATTATTCGAAATCACTCCGTGGTTTTATTATGTTACTCAATGCTTGTTTTTCAGGAACTTCATCATTATCAATAATCATTGTATTATCATTATCAACAAAGCCACCAGCATTATATGTTCGATCACTCCAGGTTTTATCACTTACGTTGTCGTATAGTCTATGCCACCGGTCTCCACGAAAAGCAAATAGTCTATTTGGTAAAAAGTCGTGTCGTATAAAGTAATCACCCTCGTTCGGAGCATATGGAAATTGATCACCAGCCGCAATAACTTCGCCATGATCGTATTCTTCCGATTCAGTATCACTACCAAACAAATGAGCTATTAGTGGCAATCCCAATGGATCTTCAATTTCAGCTGCATGAACAACCGCCTTAGAAATATTAAGTTCAGTAGCATAACTACTAATGTCATTTTTAAGACTGTTTGGATCATCAGCTGTTCCTAAAATATCTACAAATTCTTGTCTGTCAGTTAACGGCGACACTTTTATTCTCCATATATGTGGGTACCATGTTTGGCTGTAACCTTCACTGCTTCTTGATGCATCTTCTACTGTATAAAATTTATTAATAGCATTTCGTTCATGATTCAGTAATAAGTCATCACGTAGGTGTGGTAATTCGATTACATCACCAGGCATTAATTTTCTATTTAATTTTTCTACCATGTCGTTAATATGAAGAGTGATGAAAAGTACATCATTAGATAAAAATAAACCAAACTGTGAAAGATCAAAATCATTATCACTTACATTATAAACACCACGTAGTTCATAGATGTCTTTGTCGTATTTTCTATCTCGATTCTCCATGAAAAGAAGATCTTGTATTTTTGTTTCATCAACATATCCACCTGGATTTATTTCTTTACCTGTGATTGGATCTATTTCTGATCCTTTGTGGTAATTAGGCTGTGATGGATCATTTGAATTATTATTCTCTTGTGGACCTAAATATTTATGAACATGAATAGCAGTACCGCCTATGTCAAACTGTTCCCTAATATTACGATCCATAAACGTGTAATCATCGCCTTTGTGTGGTTTGTATAAACTTAATCGTGGCATACCAATAATTTAATTTCTAATATCTGTATTTATAACTAATGAAAAAACGCGAAATCATATAACTAATATATGTAAAAAAATAAAACTTGACATAGAAGCAATTATACATTATACTTGCAAATATAGGTTAACAAAACGAGGATGATATGGCGGCGTTAAAGGGAATAAAAATACCAAAGAAAAAGGCAAGATTGAAGGTCAGAAGAAGGGTTGGCAATTCTGAAGTAGATTGGACAGATTCGATGGAACTTACTGGTATCCAATATCATAAAAAGAGAACAGCTGCATTTCAGATGTATTATCGTGAATTTAAGCCAGCTGATTTGGTTGTGAGTATATATGCATGGATGAAAAAGAATGGATATACCTCAGATGAAATTAAGTTTGCAAAGAATGGCAAGGTTTCGGTACAGACGAGTATTATGGCAAGATGTTTGGTTAACGGCATGCCAGACCTACATGAAGCACATAATACTTATTGGCAGGGATTAGATGGCACGATATCAGATATTAAACCAGTCAGTGAATATGTTATTTACGCGGTTAAGAAATCTATAAAATATGGCAAGGAACGCGTAGAAGAAGAAGAAGAATCAGTCAAAAAATACAAGCCGACAATTAAGCAGGTAATGACAGCTACATCTATAAGCATGGCGAGCAGGATTGATGATTTTGTAGAAGGATTCATTGATGGCGATAAAACCTTAAAAATTGCTAAGTTTGACCCTGTAAAGATATTACATGAGGTACAGGCAAAGGCAAATCATGCTCGTATTATTAAATCTTTTTACATACATGCATATGATGATTTTGTTAAATTGAATAGCATACCAAAATCAAGTGAGTTGAAAAATATGGCAGAGCTTGAACATGATGAATGGGATCAGATTGGAGAAAATTATAATCACTTGTCAAAAAAGCAAATAAAGGATTATACGACGATCTATACGAAAATTATTAATGCATGCGATATTATTACTGCTGAATCGAAAAGTACCCGTAAACCGAGGATTACAAAGCCTAAGAGCCCTGAAAAGGTAGTTAGTAAACTTAAATTTAAGGCAAGTGATACAGAATACGGCATTGCGAGTGTCCCACCACACAAGTTGGTCGGAGCGGTCATGGCTGTGATATTCAACTGTAAAACTAGAAAGTTAGGAGTGTATGTTTCAGAAGATGCAGATGGCTTTACAGTTAACGGTACATCATTGAAAAGATTTGATGAAAACAAAAGTATGCAGAGGACTGTTAGAAAGCCAGAGAACTTATTTTCAGAATATAAGAGACTAACAAAACCTCGATCGTTAAAGATGTTTAATTCGTTAACTACTACTGAAAAGAAATTAAACGGTAGATTTAATATTGACACTATTCTATTGGCTGTATTTGAATAAATACGATAATAGGAGATATTATGAGCGTTGTAAACAAATTAATTAAAGAAATGGAACTTCGCCTCGGTGGAGGCATGGTAGATGTTGAACTTGATCCAGAACATTATGAATTATCAATAACGAAGGCTGTTGAAAAATATAGACAACGTGCTGAGAATAGTGTAGAGGAAAGCTTTTTGGCCTTGCCATTGGTAAAGGAGGTAAGTGAATATACTTTACCAAATGAGGTTATAGAAGTTCGAGATATTTTTAGACGTACTACTGGTATTAGTAGTGGCTCAGGTAATGATATAGAACCATTCCAAGCAAACTACTTAAATACATATCTATTAGGAAGTCATAGCACTGGTGGTTTAGCTTCTTTTGATTTCTTACAACAACACCGAGAAACACTTGGTAGATTATTTGGAGCAGAGTTAATGTTTACTTGGCGGCCACAATCACATAAGTTAATCATTCAAAGAAAAATGAAAGCTGATGATGAATGTATATTACATGTCTATAATTATCGTCCATTGGATGAATTGATAAGTGATACGTATGCTGGTCCGTGGTTAAAGGATTACTCATATGCACATGTTCGCTTAATGTTAGCAGAGGCACGTGGAAAATTTACACAGATAGCAGGCCCACAGGGCGGTACTACTATGAATGCTGATCAACTGCGTACAGACGCACAACAAGAAATTGATAAATTAGAAACAGAACTTACATTATATAACGATGGATCTGTTGGTTTAGGATTTGTGATCGGATGATATTGGGGAAATATCACTGCACCATTGATGAGATTACATACGATAGGCTTGAATTATTAGACTTTTTTAATACATATAGACATCACCTTATGAAGTATGGTGATTATATGGAATATCTATCACCATATAAGCGTGAGTTTAAAAACCTTCCTGGAATGCACTCATTAGCCATATTAGAGGCTGAAGGTAAAGAAATGTTGGATTATCCCATTATACAGAAGTACGTAAGTATGTTTAACTTTGAAAAACCTATTAACCCACGTGATGTTGATATTATGCACTATGATCCTGGGTTTTCATTTCATCCACATACTGATCATTTTATGCAATGTGGTATTATGTTTCCTATAATACCAGAAGATGCTGGAGAGCCTATTAATTTTTATAGTAGAGATGGAGTAACACCGACCACAAATACCAATTATTCAAGAATTCGGCATGGCGCATTTAACGATGATGACCTTGAATATCAACATTATTATAGCAATAAACATCCGACATTATTTAATGGGCAGCAAATTCATGGAGTTCCTACGGTTACACGTGAACGAACGTATCTTCGCATAAAGGTAATAGGAGAAGCGTTTGACAGCGTAGTAAATAAGTTAGAATCAGGTACATTTTGTATACCATCTGAATAGTTATCTATTCAATATTCTTTAGTCATAGGTAACATTTTCATTACCGTTTTTAGATTGGATTCGGTAAGTGGCAATGACATTATGATATGGTAGATATTGTCACTAAATGTAAAAGACCCGTGGATTTTTCGTGTGTTTAGCACATACGGGACTCCGGGTTTAAATTTGATTAGACTATTGTCAAGAAAAAACATCCAATCAGTATCATCGGTTCCATTCAATGGTACAAAAATTCTAAACTGCTCATTAAGCCGCCAAGCATCACGGTGTGGTCTGAAAAACGAACCACTATTTAATTTGACAGCTCGACATCTTGCTAAAGAGTCAAATTTATTAAAAAAATCTACAAGTGATGGACAATTATGTAGATTTTCGTTACCCAGTTGCCCAAACGAGTGTTTTTTAGTACTATCTCGATCATAAGATAGTTCTAGATCGTCAATTGGGCCATTCAGGTTGATAGCTTCTTTGTTACCGTGTGTTGGAATCCATTGGGTGATATTTTTTAGTTCGGCAATAGTACCTTCATTAAATTTATAATCCAATTCAATGATATCACCATATGCGCTTAGAATACTATGAAGACTTTGTACAGTATGCATTTATATATTGGGTGGTTATGTATATACTTATTTATTTAGGAATAAATACATATTATGGAGATAAAGATATGTTAGCAGTTGATTTTCACACTTTGTATGGCGATGTGACGCCATTGGATATTTTTACCGAATTAGTTCCGCTAGATATGTCGTTGGTTAAAGATGTTCAATATGGTGAAGAATATACTGGAAGTAAAACAGTATACCGATATTCTTCACCACCACCTGAGATGAATCTGCCCGATAATATTGTTACTAACAAAGCAGTGCGTGTTGAAAGTAATCAAGGATCATTTTTCTTACCACATCGTGATTTTATTGGGAATGGTATAGATGGCGGAGTTGAACGGGTCAGACTAACATGTTTTGTGAATAATTCGCATCCAGAGGAATGTAGTTTCATTGTAGATGGAAAATTACAACACTTTGAAAATAGACGATGGTATGCTTTGAATCCAAGAAAAACTCATTATTCATTTACTCTTAAAGACAATACCGTTCATTATGTAGTAAATATTGATATAAGTGATGAAACAACGGCATCTTGGTTACATAATAATATCAAATATGTAGGAGCTGCATATTCTAGTTCAGAACGGACAATGAATAGTTCGAGACAAGGGACAAAATAGTGGACGGTAAATTCTTGACATTTATTGTAGGGATTCCAGGATCAAAAACACACACGCTATTGCGTTCATTGTATTCCGAAGATACGTTGATATATTCTGAAAATAAAAATACTGATCGTTCATTACTCTTTCAAAAGTTTCCAAACCATGTTACATATATAACACCTGACGGAATAAAAATTCCGCATATGTTTGATAGAATGCGACATATTGAAAATGAGGATACTGCTTGGGATGATATTAATAATAGATTAGGTGAGATATATAAAAAATATAAGAAACAAGTATTAATAGCTACACATACCCCGATGAATGAAGTACGTTCTCGGTATCCAAAGTCGACAATATATTATATTGAGGTTGATATCAATGATATCAACGAATGCCATAACCGACATACAGAGTTCAAAAAATATCATTGGAATAATCTCCATGAGTTTAATGTGGGGTATCAGAGAATGATACAATCTAAAAAATACGCCGATTATATTATAGAATATTCTGTATTGTAGAGTAGTTTATTAACTACCTAGTTAAATTCTATAAAAGCATGTTTTACTTGATATAATATAAATACTTGTACATTAAATCATCATAAATTAAGGAGAATTTTCACATGGCAAATCTTGTTTCACCTGGAGTACAGGTATCAATTACAGATGAGTCAGTTTATGGACCTGCTGGCGCTGGTACAGTCCCAATGATTTTCATTGCGACTGGCCAAGATAAAGTAGATCCAACTGGTACTGAATCAGACGGAATAGCAAAATATACAAAAAAGGAAAACGCTGGAAAACCAGTATTAGTTACATCACAACGAGAATTAACACAATTTTTTGGAGACATTGACTTTTTTAAGGAAAGTGGAACAGTTCAACAAGGTGATGAAACAAATGAGTATGGATTATTGGCTGCATATAGTTTTTTAGGTCAAAGTTCAGCGGCATGGATTGTACGTGGCGACGCTGATTTAACGGGTATGCGCCCAGTTGAAGCAGAACCTACTGGAAATCCAGTAAATAATACTTATTGGATAAATCCAACACCTAGTTCTTTTGGTATATTTGAATATCAATTAGTAGCAGGCGGCTCACTTGGTTCTTCTGGAGAGTGGATATTAGTTGACCCTACAGTTGTAGTAGTTGCTACTCCAACAGCAGGAGCATCGACAGTGACTGTAGTAAACGGCGAGTATTTAGTAGAATTAGTAAATGGTAGCACGGACACCTCTGTAATATATTACGTTGGAGTTGGTGGCGTGTGGACGTTATTATCAACAGCTACGTTTGCCCCACATTACTCAGAACCTACATCAGCAACGGTTGGAGATGTTTGGGTAAAGACAACTACACCAGGTAACGGTGTTAATTTTGACATTTCATTATTTACTGATGATACTGGGTTTATAAGTAAAACACCAATGTATTCTCAGATTACTGACCCAACAGGAGCGACATCAGATATATTTGCTGATGGAACTGCAGCAGTTGCTCGAGTCTTGATGTCTGGAGATATTTTCTTATACCACAGTGGCGGCTCAATAACTATTAAACGATTTGATGATTTTAATTCAGAATGGGATGATATTAGTACTAACAGTGCTACTTCAACTGGCGGTCACACTGCTGTTGTTAGTACAACACAACCTACTGGTGTTCCTGTAGATGGTGATATGTGGTTTGATGATAGTGTTGACAGTTTAGCGGTATACGAGGTATCTTTAGACGCCGGCGTCCAGAAATGGTTAGCAGTTAGTGGTGTTCAATACGCCACATCAGCACCAGCTACTGATGCAACAGGCGCAGCATTGGTTGACGGTGATTATTGGATTGATACAAATGCTGAAACATATCCTACAATGTATAGACATAATGGTACATCGTGGAAGTTAAAAGACAACACAGACCAAACTACAAGTAATGGTGTTGTATTTGGTGATTTAACAGCAAATAGTGCAACTGGCGGAGCATTTGAAACAGATTTATTAGGTGTTGCTCCTGATCCATTAATATTTCCAGTAGGTACAACTGCTGTAAATATGTGTCGTTCATCTAATACAGTACGTGTATATGATGCATCGGCTGCTACTTCTTGGAAGTGGAGAAACAAAGCAGGAAACGCAGTAGACGGTGCTGGTAACTTTGGTAGTGCAGCACAGCGTAAAGTAGCTGTAACGGCATTACAGCAGGCATCAACTAGCGATACATTGCGTGAAGAAACAGTTCAATTTAGATTAATTTCAACTCCTGGTTATTCAGAGTTATTTGATGAAATGGTAACATTAAACAGCGACCGCAATGAGACGGCATTTATTATTGTTGATGCACCATTTAAGAAAACACCTAATGAAGCACTTGAATGGATTCAAGGCACGAAGGCAGCAGAAAACGGCAATGATGGTTTAGTTGGAAGAAATACATACGCAGCGGCATATTATCCGAGTGTATTAACAACTAATCCTTCAACTGGCGATAGCGTTGTTGCTCCAGCATCACATAGTATATTATATACATATGCTTATAGTGATAACGTTAGCTTCCAATGGTTTGCTCCAGCAGGTATGACACGTGGTGTTGTACAGAATGCGAGTAACGTTGGTTATATTGATAGTGAGAATGAATTTGTTGCGGTAGCAGTTAATCAAGGACAACGTGATGCAATGTATGAAAACAAGCTAAACCCAATTGCTAGATTTGTAGCAGAAGGTATTATTGTTTACGGCCAGAAGTCTTTACATCCTAACGCTAGTGCTTTAGATCGTGTAAATGTTGCTCGTTTGACAGCATACTTACGTGAGAGATTTGCTGTTATCGGTAGACCTTACTTATTTGAAGCAAATGATGATAATACGAGAGTTAATGCGAAAGCTACGTTTGATGGCTTCATGAATAATATTTTAGCACAACGTGGTGTGTATGACTTTGCGGTAGTATGTGATACTACAAATAATACGCCGGCGCGTATAGATGCAAATGAATTATACATTGATGTTGCAATCGAGCCAACTAAAGCAGCTGAATTTATATACATTCCAGTACGTATAGTTAATACTGGTGAACTTGGCTAATTAGCACGCCAGTTTAAACCTAAAGAATAGCAGTATATATACTGCTATTTTTTTTCTTTCTAAATTGTATAAATACAATATATAATGAAATAATACAGATTATTAAAGGAGAAATACAATGGCAGTAACAACAAATTTCGGAGTACCAGTCGAGAACGAGGGCGGTGCAACATTAATGCCAAAACTACAATATCGCTTTAGAGTTAAGTTTATTAACTTAGGCGGAAAGTCTGGCACAAAGGCAACTAGAAATGTAGTAAGTGTAAATAAGCCTACTTTGACACATGAGGAAGTGATAATTGATACTTACCACTCTAAGATTTATGTAGCAGGAAAACATGCCTGGGAAGCGATTAATATCACATTACGAGATGATGTTGATAGTGAAGTAGTTTCATTGTTAGGCGCACAGTTAAATCAACAGGTCAATCATCATGACCAGTCAGCCCCTATGGCGGCAGATGCTTATAAATTTGGAATGGTAATAGAAACATTAGATGGCGGCAGAGACGAAGGTGACTTTAATGTATTAGATGCATGGGAAGTTGAAGGATGTTTCTTAACAAACGTAGCTTATGGTGAATTTAATTATGCTACTAGTGAATCGGTAGTAGTTACAGCTACTATACGTTTTGATAACGCTAGTCACGAAATTGATGGTCACGATGTATTGAGTCAAATCGAACACTAATACGTATATTATCTAAAATGGGTAGATAAAATGCATTCATCGATGAGTAAGGCCCGCTCAAAATTTGGGCAGGATACTATACATGGAAATAAAGAAAATCAGATACTTGTGCCTCGGCACAAGTTTCAGTTCGATCTAAAGATAAATTATGGTATTGGTGTTAATGCTGGATTTTTAGATACTAAAAAAACAGAAACTAGTGAGAATTTAAGAATATCAAGTGTAGATCTACCGGCACATTCATTCAATGTGTCAACATTTAACGCCTATAATAGAAAGAGATTAGTACAGACGGGAGTAACATATTCTCCTATTATGATCAGTGTGTACGATACGGTAGATGGAACAATAGAGAAATTCCTACAACTATATAGTAATTATTACTATGGTGACGGAACTATGAATATAACAGATAAAAATTTCAAAGGAACTGATTTTACAACTTCCCAGACGAGTAGTTCTGATAGTAAACCTGGATTTAAGGCACCAGATATTCGATACTTCATAACAGATTTTGTAATTACCCGAAGTACTTCAGAAGAAGATACTAATACCTTTACATTATCTAATCCACTAATAACCAATATTAATGCTGACAAATTAGCATACGCTGAAAGCGGACTTGTTGAATACCAAATAACGTTTAATTATGAAGGATATCATGTCGACAACAGTTATACAGCTACAAATTCGGCTGGAGAAACAATATTAGATAATAGTAAATATAATAATCCAAACGAGTCAACAGGGCCAAGCTTGCCGGTACCTAAAAATTCGGCAGGAGAAACATTCATTGATACTTGGAAATATGATAATCCAGACGATTCGACAGGACCAAGCTTGAGTGCTGCGCCAACTTCGGCACTCAATACCTTATCACCAAATTATAAAATGTATGGTGACGGCACCGGTAACACAATCACATAGTATATGCCTAAGTTTATTCAGGGAGTGTATACTCCAAAAAATCCTAAAAAATACCTAGGAAAAGGAATGCCGAGATATAGAAGTGGCTGGGAATTAGCAGTTTTTAGAATGTGTGATAATCATCCTTCAATTTTAGGATGGGGTAGCGAAACACATCGTATACCGTATCAGCATCCAATCAAGGGAAAAATGTCAACATATGTTCCTGATTTATTAATGGTATATAAAGATAGAAATGGAAAAAACCATGCTGAAATGGTTGAGATAAAACCAGCAAGTCAAACACTAA